GACGATACCCATCAGCCCCAAAAACAATATTGCTCCTGCAATTACTATCAGCTTTTTCATTCAGTCCTCCCTTAACGAACGAGCTACTGCATCAATGGTGTCAAAAATATCGCCATACAGAGCCGACCTTTTTGGCACATAGTAATATCCCTCTGCGTCTGGATACGGGCCTTTGCCATTACCGAGAGATTGTCGGATTTGACCAACTATTTTGCCTTTAGTTTTAGGTCGTGGCTCTGAACTCATGACCGGCAATATCTCTATGTATCCGGTATCTGCAATTTTGACATCCCTTGCAACTAGATATTTTCTTTGGTTCATCTGTATCTCCTAAAGTTACAACAAATTTAATGAGGGTAGTCCCTCTGAAATTTCTTTAATTTCTTTTAGCATCCCAAATTCTTGATCTAACCTCTGAAGCATTTTTTCTTGAAAATTTGAGCTAACAAGGCTTTCTCTGTGTCCTTGGACTAAAATACCAGAATCAAAGCGCAATCCTTTTTCTAGGCTGTAGAGTAATGCCGCAATTTCGTTTTTGCGTATGTCGGCGTTTCTTTCTAAAACATTTTTAACAGTGAATGATTCTTCTACTTTTGCTTTTTCGTTAATTAGGGCGCACTCTTTTTCATGCATCTTATTTTTTCTGTCTTCCTGTAAAGAATAAGAATATTCGTTAACAGCGCTGATCAGATTCGATTTCCACTGTTCCGCAGTGAGTTGATTTATGTAACAGACCATTTCATTCTGAGGGACTTCTATATGGGGGTTCCTCGCAGATTCTTCATCTGTTTGTTCATAATAAAAATAGCCATCGCCTTGATAAATTACTAGGCTGTTGTCGCTGAACTTCGCTAGATACTTGTTTAGTTGCTTCATTGTTTTCATCATCTTCTCCGGTTTAGTTTTCCAAGACCTTGCGGTTTCGGGGCGGGAACTACCCGCCCCATCATCAGTTGGAATTAAAAGTTGTAATCATAAAAAGCATATGGCCGAGGGGTTAGTCCAAATCTGCTACCCTTGTAAGTCCATTTTTCCAGATCATGCTTCGAGCGCCTGATGCGAAAAACAGGAGCGTCAGTATCGCTTTCATAAGTTACTTTTTGATCGCGCTGGTTTTCAACGTGACCTGAGAAGCCACCAACGTGTTGTTTGAGATGCGCTATGTCATGCGTTGCTTTCATCTCACGAACTTCAATAGTTTTGTCGCTGATTACTTTGACAATCTCGTAAGCATGAACATCTGAGTAACCGTATTCGCTGGCATGAGTATATTTAATGACTTTTTGGTTTATTCTGTAACGATCATCAGCTTTGGCTAATTCTTGTTTCCAGTGAGCTTTATAGATGGCTGAAGCAGTATTTTGCGTGGCTATCTCATTAGCTAAATAATCCTTCCAATTTTTTACCTCTTGCTCTTTCATAGCCTCGGCTTCTTCGCGGGTTCTAACCCAGTATGAAGGCCGTTCTTCGGCGCGCCATCCGTCCTCTGTGCGTGTTTCTAGAAAATAGTAAGTAATGTCTATCATGTCAGTCTCCCCGGTTAGTGGGGGGCCACCCCCCCGACACAGATATAGTCTCATATTTCCGTGTCCATGTATAGCTTTTTATACATATTTGTACATACAATAAGTGATTGATTTGCAATCAGTTTTATTGTGTAAGCAAAAAGATTGTGTTTTTTTAGGAGATGTTGTTGATCAATTCAACAATTCTTGATTTGTCACACAGCCAAAAAACCATCAGGTATCGATCACCCTTGCCAACGGGCAGGCCACGGTGGTTGTGCGTGAATGATGGGAAGATAAGTGCGTGTCCATTAGGCAGTGGCTTGAGTTTGCCGTGATTGTGAAACTCTGTGCCACCGCCCGTGTAGTCGCCTGTATTCAACGGAACCACCACACTGATGTCAGCACTCTCATCATGATGCCAATGGCCCATGTCCCGTTCTTCAATGTTGTAATTTGCTATTTGAATGGTAGCGGGATCTGGGCAACTGCGTTGCCAAATTGACATGATGACCGGGTTAATAATGTTGCGAACAACGAACCACATGTTGTGGTAAAGCTGTGGACAACGCTCCATCAAAACTATTTCAGGAATTTGCCTAAGCTTGTCTTCATCTTCATTGCCCTCAAATCCAAACTCCTTTTTCATATGCTCTATCTCCTCTACCATCATCTTGCACCAGCTACGCCTGAAGATTGGCATGGTGTAGACATCAGGGAATGGATTGCTCAGCATTTTATGGATTGGCGTTTTCTTCATTTTGCCAACACCCTTCTGTGCCGCGTACTTAGTAATGATAGGCAGAGAGTCCTGAACCGCCTTGTAAGTGTTCTGGTTTATCATCCAGTGGCTCTGCATTGAGAGCATGTAATTTTTTAACTGATACATATGTTTGCACATTGTCGCAAATTTTTATAGAATGATCCACAATGTTTAAATCACAAAAGTGTAAAAATGGAAAATGCCGAACAAGAAGTAAATCTGAAAACTAGAAAAAGTTTGGCTCTAGATGTTCGTACTTACAACATGTTGCAAGACATTTGTAACAGCGAGACTCGAACCAAAATTGATCAGTTGAAGGTTTTAATTGAAAGAGAGCATCAGCGTCTCAATTTGGCGGAACGAGTTAGCGCGTGAATTTTTTTGGGCGCAATAAAAAGTTTGTTCCACAGACTTATCAGCCGGTGCTTGAAGCAAAAGAAGTTATCGAGCTTTTTTCAAGGCTTACCCTTCACCACCAAGCCGCGCTTATGCGTTTGATTTCACGAAATCTGGTTATACAGGTAAATGGTGAACAACACATGGGTTACGAGTTTAATTACGACGTAGACAACGCTGTTATTTTAGTTCAAGAGTCTGAGCCACAAGGCGAGTTGGAACTAGAGTCTTAAACTAAGCCTGCAATGCCAGACTGTCTAGCCCTTGAACGTAGGGCAAGTTCTCTGTCCGCCGCTCTTGGCAGTATTGTGGGTGACATCGCAGGATCAAAAGCCGTTGCCATTCCAGTATCTGGCGCGTCCTCAAATAATGGCAAGTTCAATGTAGCAGGACTAGCACTATCAATTCGAGCGCCTAGATTGGGGTCTGGTTGTTGTTCCTGTATTAGCCTTAGCCTTTCATCTTCTGCGGCCCTTTCCCGTTCTACTTGTTCCTGCAGGTCAATCGCCTGTTGCCTTGCTTCATCGCTTTCTTGCAGTAAGGCTGCAGCTGTCCCGCGTACTGATGCCTGACCCCAAAACGCAATACGTTGATTTATATCAGAGGCAATGGTTCTCAACTCTTCAGCCTTGTTTGGATTTACAAGCGCTTCAGTAAGGAAGTCTTCATAAATGTCGGCAGTTTCTCGTTGCATTCTTTCGCCCGTTGAACCCAAAACGGCTCTTACTGGCGTTCGTATTTTGTTGGGCAACATTAAAAGTGGCTGTAACAGACTTACGTTGTGACCTGCGTTTTGTGCCTCATCAAATATTTGTTGCCTTAATTTAGCCCACGGAACAGTAGCAGACTGTACTTGTGTTTGTAGCGACCTTACCGCTTGAAGAATTTGTGTTACTTCAGAAAAATTAGCCAGTTCTTCTGGTTCAAATATCGCTTCATAGACTTGCGCTTGTTTTGCTAAAGACTCTCCCGTTTCTTCAAGCGCATCCTGTCCTTGTACCCCAAGACGCGACAATAATTTGTTTGGTTGTCCAAGAGGGTTAGTGGTACTCATAACCACTTCGTCCCACTGCGTCGTTAGCCAGTCAGCTTTCATTGACTGCCAGAGCTGGGGGTCTTCAGATTGAATCACTCTTTTTAATTCTATTATTTCGTCGGGCTTAGCGTTGCCAGCAAACATGTTTTTCACAACCCTGACAGAATCTGGACCACCAACCTCCGCAGCTTTTGCCAAGTTTCTAACAATTTGCATTTGGGTAAAGTCCACAATTCCCATATCCGGGTTGTATATTTTATTTGCGTCAGCGTAGAGTGGGTTATGCGCTTTCAACCCATTATTTATGGCTTGCTTAATCTGTGGCACGATGGCGCTGAGACTTGGGTGCTTTTCTCCCATACCAGACGCTAAGGTCTCTGTCATGGCGCGTAGATCATTTTTAATGACGTTGTGTACGTCTTGAGTTGTGTTTAGTGGTTTATAGTTGGAAAACGCAATCTCTTCAGCGTCTGCCATGGTAATTGCTGGCCTTCCTGCTTGCCTATTTGCGGCGTTGGTTTCCCGTAAAATTTGTCTTGGACTAGGCCCGGTGCTTTTATCATAAAGCGCGTTTCTGATGTTTGTGAAATAAGTTCGCATGGTTGGATTTAAGTTAGGATCTTGCAACATGACGTTAATTCCCGGTAACGGAGCGCCATCCATACTTGATCCCGGTATTGCCTCACCATTCAAAATATTGTCAATCATTCCAGCAACATCATCACTACCTGCCGCGTCAGCGGCGTAAGCTTTCTGATAAATTTCACCAGCTTCCCTAATGCGTTGTTGTTTGGCTTCTTCCAAATAATTGGTTGTAGCTTGCGCGATATTTTGGGTTGAATCTATATATTCAGTTTGGCCAACTCTTGCTCCTCCTCGCATAATTGCTTGAGGGACATACTTGCCACTCAACAATTCATCAGCAAAGTCCCTAACCATTGTTTCAACACGAGCCGCTCTGTCCATATAGAAACGGTGAAATTTTTGGGCAGATTCTTGCTGTTGCAAATAGCCTTGCACTTGTGAAGCTCTTCCAGCTCCAAATTGTGCCTCTGCTCTCGTTAGAGGAACGCCCCTTGCTTGTGCTAGTCTAATAATTTCATCGACATCTTCCCCACCCTCTTCCAGTATTTCTCTTAGAATGATCTTTCCTCTGGGACCGGGAAATTTATCAACCAGCCAGTGCATGCTAACTGGAAGCGTTTGCTTAATTCCTGCGCCCACTGTTCTCGCTGGAATACCAAAAGGGACGGCTCCGAACCCAGCTGACCAAACAATGTCGTTGACCGCTGTTTCCATGTCACTTTCAGGTCCACCTAGACGCATAGAAAGGCCAGCTCTAAGCATATTGCTTCCAGCCGTGGCAGCTGTTGAACCAGTTGCTCCTCCAGCTATCGCGCCACCCACCACTCCTGCTGGACCGAAAGGAATACCCAAAACAGCGCCCTTACCCATGCCATACATTTGTCCTCCCACTTCGGCTGCAAAAGTAAATGCGGGTCCAACCAAACCAAAGACTTCGTCTTTATCTAGCCCAAAAGTGTCAATGACGCTACCAAACTCTTTGTAAGATTTACCTCTATTTCCATACTTGCCAGAAATGTCGAAATAAGCGATGTCGCCATCTTCATCGATGTAATACCGAGAAACCGGGTTTTCTGATTCTGGAAATCTTTTTTGTGCTAACCATTGAACGCGAGCAGATTCATCGTTACTCAAGCCAGCAAGAAAGGCATTGTATGCGCCGCTTTGCGATGAACTTTGTAGCTCAGCTTCTATTCTTGCAAATTCCTGCATAGCAGAGGCTTGACCAGCTGAATCGTCTGGAGCTTTAAACTGATAAATATTGTTACCAATTTGCTTTTGATAAGTTCTTTCAGCCATGACTAGTTCAGGTTAATTACCGGCAATTCACCTGTAGAACCGCCAGCGGAAGATGTTTGTGAGTTAAGGTTGTTAACATATCCGTTGTGAAAAGTGGTGAACTCATCGATGCCACCAAACATATCGTCAGTGTCGATCTTTGCTTTCGCGGCTAGATCGTCGTCAGTTAAACCAACATAGCCTTCTATTCCCTCTGCCCTGTACAGCTCATATTGACTAATCAATTGAGCTTGATAATTGCTTTTAGCCGAACCTCTGTTATCCACGATTCTTTCGTTTGCAAACCCGGACTCAGCAAGTTCTGCTCTTACCTCTGGCGTAAAAATCATAGAGTTAAGATTGTCGTCTGCGCCCCATTCGTTCTTGAATTTTTGCAATTCATATTGAGCGTCAGCACCAGTTATCTCTTCTTCCATGAAACGATTATAAAGTTCTCTATATTTGTTCATATAGGCTTCCGAATAATTCATTGCAACTTGGTTAGCCCTTTTGCTTGTAATTAAAATAAAATTATTTGCTTCTTTCTCGTTAGCTATGCTTGCAACTGATTGCTGGAAAACGTCCAATTCTTTGTTTGAAATCGCGCCCTTATATGGGCCTACAATCTCCAACACAAAACCCATTTGTGTATTTTTTAACGCCTGCCTTGCGCTAATATTTCTGTCGGAAATATAATCACCAACAATTGGCACATCATTCAAATACTCTTTTACTGCACCAACAAGTGCCGCGCCTCTACCAAATTCATCAGGGTCTATTTGATCTTGCAGGAAACTAAACTTAGCCAAGCTTTGGTTGTTGATGATTGCAGCTTCAGACTTTAGGCCAGCTTCATGCACATCGTTACTAAGTTGCCCCCAAGTTTTTTCTTCTACCGCTTTGCCTATTGTGCCAGTCATATCCATAATAGTGGAAGGCGGTTTTGGATCAGCTATAAGTTCATACCCCATCTCTGAATATCTTTGTTGGGTTATGTAGTCGTTACTACCAATGATTTTTATGGCTGTTATCTTTTTAGTATCTGGATCTATTTTAGCATATCGAATAGCGCTACCCATTTTGTCTGGGTCTCGCAACACCTGCTGCGACAGCAATTGTTGATAAAGCTTTTCTCCAGCTTGCACATCTTGTATTGCCAACGTGCCAGCCTGCATTATCATGCTTTGCATTTGGTCGAAATCTGCCTGTTTTCTCGCCCGTGCGTAGTCACTAAAATCATTAAATCCAGCCGCCAGACCAAATCCAATAGAAGGCGGAGCGCCACTTTGTGCTTGTGCTGTGAGTCCTTTTGATAAAGACGAAGCCAGATCATAGATGCTTGGTCTAGGCGCATCCTGCGTCAGTGGTTTGAGAATGTTCAAATATCGATTATAAGATGCGTCAAAGTCAGGAACCAATGAAGGTTTGGCCTCTTCAAGCATCGCTAATCTTTGTCTGACCAAATCCATTTCTGGATCAGCGACGCTCGTATTTATTTCATTCTCTTCTTCAGGGTCCGAAAATAAATCGACATCGTTGAGATCTTCAAGTCCTATCTGTGGTATACCAATAGCCATAAAGAATTACACGGGGCTGCCGACTCCTGTCTGATAAGGGTATCTACCCGGATTCATGAAATTTCCAATCGAGCCAAATGCACCCAAGCCTGTTGCCAGACCTGCCTGCAACGGACTAGGCGCTGGTGTGAATTGTTGTTGCGTCTGTTGTCTGCCAGCTGTCTGTGCAGCCGTTCCAATAAACGGTAACAAGGCTTGATACTGCTGTAGCGGAGCTTGTTGCGCTTGTAGAGCGTTAGCTCGTTGTGCGTTTAACATCTGTTGCTGTAGAGCTTGTTGTTGCCCACCTAAGCCAGAAAGCATGTTAACGCCTGCCATGCCTGCTTGTTGCGCCTGTCCGCCAAGACCTTGCATAAATCCGCCTAACCCTTGCTGAGCTTGGAATCTTTGCTGGCCGATCTGACTTTCTAGTCCTCCCATTTGACCGTATGCGCCAGAAAGAGTTTGTCCTGCTCCTAATGCAGCCTGACCCGCTCCTGCTTGCGCCTGTTGACCTGTCTGGCCATAACCAACCAACGCTTGGCCTAACCCGGTTCCAGCGCCATAGCGCTGGCCTGCTGTCTGTCCAAGGCCACTAGCGAGTTGTTGCTGTGAACCAAATCGTTGGCCAGCCAATCCAGCCAAACCACTGGCAGCGGTTCTTGCGGCTTGCTGTCGTCTTGCAAACTCACCCATACCCGCTCTCTGAGCCTCAGAAAAGCCTCTGGATCGAATTCCTGCTAATTCCTTAGCCAAACCCCTACCAAGAGCTTCTGTGCGCTCATCTGCGCTTAAACGCGCTCTGGAGCCAAATGCTGACTCTCCACCAGCCCTAATATTTCTGGCAGTATCTGCAATGTCAGCTATATTTGCCTGCTCTACGGCATCCTCTACGGTTTGTTGGACCACCCTGTCTTCGTAAGGATCGAAAAACTGCTTGGTTAAATCTTGGTCATAAGCGCCAGTTGTGCCTCTGAGCATCTCTTCTGACTCGCTTAACCTACCACCAAGACCTGCTGTTGCGCCTCGACGAATGCCTTCAGTTTCGCCTAAACGTCCATACAGTCCTTCTGTTGCGCCTCTTGCCAAACCTCGTCCTTCCCCAAGAGAGCCAAGTAAACCCTCTAGACCAGATTCGCGTAATCTTTTTTCTTCGGCAACGCCTAATTGTGTTGCGTCTAATCCTCTTAATCCGTAATCTCTTGCAGCCGTTTGGCCTGCACCTAGCTGACCAATTCCAGTCTTGTAAGCTTGTTCTGCTGCACTTAAATATCTATCTTGTACGCCCGTTAAATCACGTGCTTGCTGTTGAGCTGCTAACTGATCAGCAGTCATGCCTGCAACTTCTTGCGGAACAATGACTGGCCTACCTTCCTCGTCAAAAAATGTTTTTTCAGCAGCTCTCATCGCGCCGGGTATAAAGCCACCCTGTCCGCCCAGACCAAACAATAGTTGTTGCAGTGCAGGATCTCTCGAAACCGTGCTGGTTTGAGCTTGCGACATGTATGGCGCTTCACCCGCAGTTTGTTCAGCCTCAACAGTTGGAGCAGGCAATGCGCCAATTCCAGCTTGTTGTTGTCGATAATTTCTTAGGTCGTCAAGGCTAATGCCGTAATAATCGGCTTCTTGCTGATCCATTTCATCTGGTGTTAGAACGGGGCCAAAGCCACCACCATAGCCACTATCCATGTAGTAAGGATCGTAATCGAAACCGCCATAGGGATTCTTTGTCGCAACGGTCATGTTGGAATCACTCCAAAGCAGTAAGGATTAGCTGGTAGCATTAGCGTATCTCCCGAAGACGTCCATCATTTGGTACATAAGTTGTGTGCCACGCTCTCTATCCTCAGATGCGGAAGGTACTAGCGTGAGAATTCCGTTTGGTTCTTCGTTAAGATCAAAAGATCCAGCGCCTCTAACCGCCTGCCCAGTCATAACAAACTCGCCATCGCTTAACATAGCGGGTATGTCATCTGAGGTTTCAGTTCCGGGTCCGTTTATGTAGCCGTTCATTTCCTGAAAGTCTTCCATAGCGACATCGCCGCCGTTAGCGTATGCCATTGGGTAAATTGGCTGCATAGCTCCGCCCATAGAGGCGTTCTGTACATATTGAGATGTGACCGCTTCTTTTCTAGGACCAGCCTGTCCACCACTTAGTGTAGGAAATCTAGGCTGTAAACCAAACTCAACAGGGTTTGGTGCGTCTCTACCCATTCGTCGGGCTATCTCAGCTTCAATGTTGTATCGTCCGCCTGCGTCCATCGTGGTCAATGGAGTCATCGGGACGCCCTTGTCTTTTTTCGCTTCATCCATGGCAAGCTTGCCGAGCATATAAGCTGGCACTCCAGCCATAGCAAGACTGCCAAGGCCACCACCGCCACCGCCACCGCCAAGGCCAAGCAAATTGCTTAAAAAGCCTCCGCTTTGTTGAACAGGGTTGCCCTGTGCATCGTACAATTGTTGTCGTGGAGCGCCGCCAAAAAAGTCACCTACTCTTCCGAAATTACCAACGCCATCTCTACCACCACCAGTAAAAAGACCGCCACCTTGCTGTTGGCTTCCTATAAGCGCATTTGCTTGTTGTTCTAATTGGAATTGTAAATCTGTATTACCAGCTTGACCAGCAGCGGCGGCTTGTTGCTGGAGTTCCGCTATATCCTGTTGTACGGCCTGTTGTCCAAGGAAAGCATCACTACCTCGCGGCGCTCCCATCATATAGCCGCCAGCTTTTTGCAAGTTACCCAAAAGACCTACGTCATCCACGCCCTTCGTGAGAAATTCTTTCGCCGTGCCAAAAAATCCTTCTCCCGGCAGACTGCCAAGGCCAGCTCTTAATGAGCTAAGTTTTGCGCCAAATCCTTGACCCGCAAATTTTGAAGCCGAACCTGCAGCGGTTCCAGATAAACTGCCTATACCGCCTAGAGCCTTACCTACGCCGTATCCGCTCAAGCCGCCAGTAATAGCTCCTTTTAATCCTTTGCCTGCCGCAAGATTAGTAGCAGCGCCAATAGCGCCAGCAACAAGCGGACCAACACCGGGGATAAAATTAGCCAATGGCCCAGCAATGGGTGCAATTTTCTTTGCTATTTTTTTAAGAGACTTGCCGAGTTTTTTAAAGAAGCCGAACTCTTCGAGGCCAGTCATTTCATTCAAACTTGCAATACCTACGCCTGCAATAGCTTGCGCTGGGTCTATACCAGATTCTTTGAATTTTTGCTCAATTAATCCCTCTAGTTCAGGATCATCTAAAAACTCAGGGGGCAAAACAACCTCACCGGGCGCTAAGTGAGCTAACAACGTGTCTTCACCAGTGCCTGCTTGTTGTACAGCGAGAGCTTCTTTAGCTAACGGTGCGTTTGCTCCCAGAACCATTCGGCTCAAAGTTTGTTGTAGGTGAGATTTTTCATCGGGGTCAGTGCTTTGATTGATTTGTTGCATCAAAGCTTCTATACGTGCGCCTAAGTCATCTTCGCCAGTGCCTTGCATCATCATAAGTTCTTGATCTGATGTAGCGCCTTTATTCATGCTTTCAGGAGCAACATTCATATTCATTCTTTCTGGCAAAATAGGAGCGGTGAAATTTTCAGGAGCAACATTCATATTCATGCCTTCCGCATCTATAGGAGCGGTGAAATTTTCAGGCGCAACATTCATATTCATGCGAGACCTTGTGCCTCCTATTCCAGCGCCAAATGCCGAACCAAGCACAGGACCAAACGAGCCAGCAGATTGTGCAATTTGATCTAAAAGTTTTGGTGATATTGTGTTCTCTGCCATGTTATTAACTAATCGTGACCGTGACACTGCCCACGCTTAAAGTTCCTCCCAATCCTGTTACATAAGTTTTATGCTCATATAAATTCCTAAATTCCGTGCCATCAAACGCTTGATGCACTTCCACGGTGCTGTTAAATATTATAGCACCAGTAGCAAATTGTAATGTAGAAATTTCGTCAGCGTTAAAAACTGGCGTTTTGTCTACGTCCTTTGCGCCAAGATTAATTTCTAGAACTCTAACAAGACGATTAAAAGTGTCGCCCGTAACTACTTCTTCATTCGTTATCGGTAGTCGCGTTTCTAGTATTTTTGACATCTATCCTCTTCGCCCAGAGGGTTGTATATCTAATCGCGTATTTCCCACCCTCCATTTATAATCTTTTTTGTTGGCCTCAATAGAATTGTCATCATCACTTTCAAAACGCAATACAACCTGTCTTGTTCTTGTTCGCAGATTCTTAAACGATGTAGCATTTGTAATTTGATTTGTCGAGTCTGTGGTAAGAGTCTCTGCGTTGTAATTTCTGCGTTTTACTACCACATTTACAGCTGGCGTGACAGATACTTCAGATGATGTAGAAAACTTGACATCTGGTATAAGCTTTTTGACAAACATAAAATTTTCGCCATCAGATAAATCAATGTCAGCGCTTTCTATAAATACGTTGTCCATTGAGTCAGAGTCATTATTAAATCCGGTTTCGTGGAAATAAGCATACCCTGCAGCTGATGTTCCGCCCGTAGCAATTGGTTTGTCTTCGATGCCAGCATCTAACCAGCTATATCTTACTAGAGAGCCAATACTCCAAGTTTGATCTTCATAATTATAAATAACGTAACGAGATATTTCGTCAGTGTCATCTTCTGACGACACGTACCAAAACCAAACTTCTGAATGCTCCGCGTTTAACGAAGCAAAGCATTTGAATGCTTGCGTCAAATTGATGTCAGAAAAAACGTAATCCTGAACGGAGCATGGCATTCTTTTGACTGAGCCATTGTAGTAATAAAAACCATTCTTACTCATAAAGAACACGCCAACAGGACTATTCACACATGCATTCGGCGCGATAAGTCCAGCGCCCTCATTAATTAAATTCAACGCAAATGTTAAGGGAGGACCAATAAACGTCATCGAGTAAAGACTAGTGTCTGTCCAAATCAAAACTTCTTGTCTAGATTTTAATCCACCAACAATGTGAGATCCTGCGGAGAGCCTAACTGAACCAGCAGTGTTTGTTGTTGTTGGGTTGAAGTCCAATTCATTTTCGGTGTCCGAAAAAGCCACTAGCATAGGATCAATAGCACCAGACCTACTTCCGCTATCTAAAGGATCAGCCCCCAACACTATTAGATGCCTGTCCACTTCGCTCGTAATCACTTGTAAACCGAGCGTTGGCACTTTGCTTGCACCTGAGATGCCCTGTAGCTCCAAAGCTCTAACGGACGTTCCGTTATTCTCTACCCAACGATAAATGCCACCGCCTCTTGGGTTGATTATTAAATTTTCACCAAAGTTGTCGTGAGTCCACAATCTTAGTTGTCCGCTTGCTGTAATAGCAGACGACGAACCAAACGTGCCTGCCCCCCAAGTTCCCACTCCCCAGCCAGTGCTTGGAACATAAATGTCCAGCCCGGAATTGATTTGATATGCGCCTACGGTTGAACCGCCTGAGTTTCCTGAGTCACTTGCGTTAGCTGTAACTTCTGACCCGCTAGTATCTTTGGCCGTGACCGTATAAGTATTTGTCCCGGTTACAAGAAGTATTTCATATTCTTGGTTAATAACCGCAGCAGTGATTAGTCCACCTAATGTGGCTGCAGAAGAAAAGGTGACGAAGTCTCCGGTGCTGGCCCCGTGCGCCGCATCAGTTACCGTTAGTGTCGTAGAACCATTAGTTGCGCTAAACGTGACATCGCCAGCGCTTGTTGTTGCTCGTATGGGAGTAATATCGTTGTATGTCTCGCCCTCTTCGACATAATATTTGACGGTTGTGCCAAGACCTAAATAACGAGTTCCGCCTAAAGATATCCAGCTGTGCAATCCTCTTGCAGAGCCTAAGTATGAACTGGTTGAAAGCTTCTGCCAGCCTCCAATTTTTTCTGGTCGGCCTTTTCTGAAGCGAATAAGGTTTGCGTCTACCCATCCGTTTTCGTTCGAGTAGTCTGTTTCCTCTTTATTTATTCCCGGTTTAAAATTTAACGTCGTAAGTGGCATAGTAAAAGTCTACCACAAAAGTTTTAGTTTTAAGCCAAACGAATTATTGCTGCTGTAGCGTTTGCTGCCGGGAAAACCACTGTGAAATCGCCAGCTGTTGAGGTTTTGTCGCCACCAAAATCAATCGAAGCTATTGCCTTATTTCCATTCGTAGAGTTGTATAGCAAGCAGCCTCTTGCAGTGACCGTCACGTTACTGAAAACGAGGTCGCTGAAATCACATAGCGCTGTAGTTCCGCTTGTTGTCGGCGTGACATTCGTTAGTGCGCTGCCTCCTGCCGAGTAGTTCGTGCCAGAACTTTGACCCGTAGTAACATATACAGTGGTTGCTGCTCCGAGAGTTGCACTACTGGTGTAAAGAGCAAGCTTAATAGAATCTGCTCCATTAGTTAAATTATGACCTTCAACTAACAGCTCCTGTTTAAATGAGGTCGCTATCGCGCTTGATATAGCTATGACGCACCTCCTTTTTTATAATTTATTAACATAATTATAACTCCTTAACTATCTTAGCCATGTCCTCATGGCCTTGACTCATCAATAAGTTTATCATAGTTGTTCGATCTGAGGTAATTGCATTTTTTATGCCATACAACACTATGGTATAGATGTAATTTTGAAAAGCCTCTGCCTGTTGTCGAATATGAGGCGCGGCATCGGCTGACACTTCGCATATTTTCTTGGTAATTTGTTCAGCCCAAAATTCTGCATCATGACCTTTGTGGTTAGAGGTGCTGACAGAAACGCTACCTAACTTAATAAAGCTTTCGTTAGCCACGATATGGCTCCGGTGGTCTTAGCTCTTCTGGCATATCTATGCCTGCTTTTTCCATCTCTTCTTCTATTTTCGATTGTTCGCAAACAATCCATTCTGGCTCGTTCGGAACAGCTATTATCGGATCTTCAAGCCTGTGAAAACCATATATGCGCTCTTCAATTGGAACGCTGTGATCTAACAAGGTTGATCGATGAGATACTCCAATTTGTATTTTTGCATCCATACATTTGGCTAACCAAAACTCAGTGCAGGCTCTTCCAGCTTCTGCAAAGTGTAGACTGTGCTTGTAAGTGTAATCGATTCCAAACAAATCAATCCTTGAAACTTTATGCCAGTAAGCAAATGCAATGGTCATGGGAATAGTATTGTTTAAGTATGCGCACTTTGTGTCTTGCACTATCTGTTTAATGGGGTACAAAACCGCGCTTGGCACTCTTGGGTCTAAATCACTTGTGTAACACGGAATGTCACATTCTGGCAAAAACTTTCTCATGATTTGAGTTTGTGTGCCAGCATCTTCAGTATCAAAAAACCGGCTTGCTGGGTCGAGCATAAACATGCGATCTGATTTGTATACTGCGGCGGCTGAGTTGCAGGTCCACACCTCGTCCCACTCAACTGAATTTTCACGACCTATGGCATAGTCAACTTGCGAGTTTCCGAGCGCCACTATCGCTATGTGAGCGCCCTCAAGCGAATTGTTTTTTATCATTAACTAACTCCAGATCTCAGGAGGTCGTAACGATATTCATCTCTTTGTTCGCGCCCCTCCGCTATGGTTTTCATTCTGGCAATGGCCTCTTTGAAACGTCCTTCAAACGTAGCCATTACGTCTGGAGTTTCTTTTAAGAACACTGCCGCCTCTGCGAGAGAACCATAAAGAAGAGCGTCAGGATAATCGGTGGAAAGAAAGGTTGTGCCACTATCCGATCCAGCAGTTAAAGACGCTGGTTTGTACAGATAATGTAACTCAACAGTGTAATTTGCATCAGGAATCGGAGCAACTTCAAAAGCGGTATCATCAAACAAAGAATAGTATTTTGGCATACCAGTAGTTGCAGTAGATGGTGCATATTCCTTCATGAACGAAGGGTGTTTGTAGTCTAAGTAATAATAGGTGCTACTTGAAATGATAGCCGCACTAAAAGGTGCATAAAAATCAGTTGGCGTAGCTAAAAACCTATTGCTCGATGTGAGAGTTCCTTGCACGTTTTTACGTTGCTTCGGCAACTGAACTAGCTTGAATATTCTAGACTCTGCTTCCTTTATAAAAGTAGGCAGATGCGTCACAAAAGTGTCTTCCGTACACTCAGTGTAATCTTGAATAGCAGTCTTTAGTGTTGCGTATGTAAAGCTCATGATATTGTTATGGTTACCTCGCCTAGACCTACTTCAACTTCGTAGGTATCTAGTTTAGTACCAAGTATACCACTTTGCACATTTGTGTACACAACAAAGGCATTATTATCATCTTTTGTATCTGGCCTTGGGTTTTTCAGAGCTTCAGGATCAGGGCTATGAGGCTTTGGTTGCAATTGCGGATGCTTTGGAGACCACTGATCTGGCCCAACAAGCAAGCCGTCCCAAGTCATTTTCATTTTGCGCAACTTATATCTAAAACCTGTGATGTCACAAATTCCGTAAGCCTCTTTTCCGCTTGCAAACGCCATAACTAAGCTGAGTTATAACCGCCAAGGTTAGGCGCAACCTTAAAAGATGTTCTTGTTTCATCTTGCGCCATAGCTCTTTGAAACTCCTCTTCATACAACTGTTTTAAAATCGGCGTTCTTTCTGGAGCTTTTTTCAAACTCATGTAGTAAGCCAAACCAGCGGTAAAGCAAGGGTAAAATCGAAAAGGCAAATCCATCGTGTTGGTTGCAGCGTCCGCATCATCAATTCTAGTTAAGACGTTCATATATATTGTGTAAGTAGAATTCTTGTCTGGCGCTGGCCAAACAGAAATAGTGGGCGTAGTTTGTTTGTTAACAAATATTTGGTTGGGCTTGCCAGTTGTGCTTTTATTCGTAATGTGAGCGTATTCAGCCCTGTTTATTTTGCTAATTGGCATATCAACATCACTACCGCCAATTGACTCCCTAACAAAAGCATCCAACACATCAATAGGAGCTGTGGCTGTTGAAGAATCAATGTTATAGGTAATTGTATCTTTAACCATGGCAACTGTTTTTTGTTTGATAGTCCACTGGTTTAAGCCCCTGTTTGACCATTCAGACAACATCAGGTTTATGCTTCTTCTAGCGGTTTTTAAATCATATCCCGTGCGAAGCTCTAGCCCACAACGCTCAAACGCTTCTTCAACGTACTCCGCTACATCTGGTTCAAAATTTTTGCTTCCTGAAACTGCCATCTAATCCTCGTATAAGTTATCAAAAGTTATTACAGGATCTAAATAACTCTCATGCCCTTCCGCGCTGTGAGTCCACTGTGAAGGCTTGAAGTCAGGAGCGCCTTCTCCAGTAACCCACAAAGCTGGGCTTGTTGCTCTAACCCTATTGTTAGGTAATGCAACTAAATTGCCTTTCCATTGGCAATCTTCAGTTATATATAATACATGACTTTGTTTATGTTGGGCAGAATCATCTGCAATATCAGAATCGGTGTAGTCAACGGTAAACAAATATTTTGCTTGGTAAAATTCTCCGTTAATTTTTGCAACCCAAGGAGAAGAGCTTACTCTGTCCATAACGGTGACCGCGTGATTTCTGGACTCACAGTCCCACGGTTGCGCCAAATGATCTTCCATCGGTTTTGGAAAGTCTTCCATGGGTATATCAAAAACCATGCCCTGTATAGGCATTCGTGCCCACATAGCCCCGCCGTGTATGTTATTTTCATCGTTGTCGTCGCAATCTGCTTCGCAACCAGTAAATACCACTTGGAAACTTAATGATCTATCGGGAATGGTGTTAACAGCAATGGCCAGAGCATGGATATACTCGTCGTGGTATTTTTCGTGATTATGAGTAAACTCACGCCGAATCCAGCATTTAAAATGAGGAATATTGCTGATCAAATATGGCACTGGATGTCTTTTGCGCCGTTACTTAACTGAGCCGCCTTTACTTTTTCTCATCAGAGTTCCGCCTTTACTTTTTCTCATCAGAGTTCCGCCTTTACTTTTTCTCATCAGAGTTCCGCCTTTAGACTTTCTCATTATTGATCCGCCCTTAGACTTTTTGTTAATTGAATAACCTTTTGTTGATTTGTACATGATTGCTCCCGTTAAATTCTGCCAAACAAGCCCATGTTTGACTGTTTTTCTATTTTACCACCAGTTTTGGCGAATGTTTTTACATTAGTTGGTTTTCCACCAACACCTTGTTTTTTTGATCTTTTTCGAGCAACCGCAGATCTAATTTCATTTTTAGACATTGTGTTAGCACGTGACCTTGGCACACATTTTGGGTAAGACCTTTTGCTAGAAGTTGAACCTCTCCCACAAGATTGGTATTGGCCGTTTTTCTTCGATGCGCCAATGTCAACCCAATCTTCTTTAAACCATTTTGTTAAACTCATTTTCTGCCAAACAGACTCATGTTAGTTATTTTCTTTATGCTTCCACCTGTCTTAGCATTTTTTGTTCCGCTATAAGTGCCACCACGCTTTTTGTAAGTTTTTACTAAATAAGCATTTGCATAAGCAGACGGGTAAACGTCAAATTTTCTTTTGGTTTCAGCTTTAACTTGCTGATAAAGTTTTTTGTTCTTAACATTGTCAGGGGTTTTGCTCATGCAATCTACCTTGGTCCGCGCAACCCTGAAAAGCCACTTTCTATATTTGAAAAGCCCATTGGAATGTTAAATTGTGGATTTGTCCTTGGTACAGCTGGAGTAGACATTGGCGCTCTTAACTGCGATTGCGTTGCTCTCCACTCGTTCAAATCATCTCTATAACCGGCTCTGTCCTCTTCATCATAATCACGACGATTAGGCCGTGGGCCTAACATTGGAAGTGGAGGAGGAGCTACAGCCTGCCTAGTCGGCACAGGCATAGGCTGGGGCATGCTTTGCATTGGAGAAGGCATAAACGGCTGTACCGGTGGTGGCTGCATAACCGAAGCAGGCATAGGCACGGGTAGTTGCATTACCGGCGACGGTGGTAGCTCAGTTGGCCTGCCGACAACTTGCGGAGGCATTACGTGAGGTTGTGCTACCGGAGGTGGTGGTGTCATTGGCCTTGTAACTTGTGAAGGCATTACAGGCGGTGATTTGTACGCCTTAGAAATTCCCGGCATACCCGGTATCATCATTGAC